GCGGGTGTCGCGCCCGGCCAGGCCTGCGCGCTCTATTCCGGCACCGGCGAGGATGCGCGCGTCTATGGCGGCGGCTTCATCCGCAGGTCCGAGCGCGAGCCGGCCGCGGAAGCGGCGCTGAAGGCGCTCTTGCAGGCGCCGGCGGCAGCGTAAAGCGGGCGATTCCGGCGTGGCGGGAAAACATCGCTTTTTCCCGAAGACATTGCTTGACACTAGCCGGAACAGCGCCTTATAAGCCGCCCGACCAGCCAAGACGGGCTTCGTTCAGAAGCTTTCACGGCACCGGCGGCGGAGTAGCTCAGTAGGTTAGAGCAGAGGAATCATAATCCTTGTGTCGGGGGTTCGAATCCCTCCTCCGCTACCAATCCTTCCCGGTCCATTCTGGACACATTGGTTACGGTTTATTCCTGAGACATTGGCCGGTTGTAGCTGGACGCGAATTTCCGGAATTTTGACAGCGCAAACCGGAAAAATGGATTCTCCGCTCGCCGTGTCAAAACGATCTTAAGAGGTCCTTTAAAGCCACTTCAAAGGGCGGCCTCAAAGAGGGCGCCGGACAGGAAGCTAAAGGCTGACCAATTTTCGCTCGGCGGACAATTCCAATTCAGATTGTATCTCGCCGTCACTATCGAGGAGGTCCGGATGACAATGCTCGAGCGGATCTAGTTTGGCGATGAATATTGGCGACGCCATTGAAATTGATTTTCCTCGAAACGGAACCGTCACGTGGCATAGCAGTTCGATCTGCTTCTGTTCGACGTTGGCCCTAGCGTAAATCGGTAGTGAGGCGCCGTCCTCCATAATGACCTTCGTTCGGTGCATGACGGATACAGCGAAAAGCTGGATCAACGGTGAAAGCGTGGGCCCGTGTTGCCGAACCTCTTCTTTCGTCAGTAGACCGCAGCTCTTTAGCGTATCGAAAAACCCCTGGGTCAAGAGTTCAGGCTCGAAGGCAGGTTTTCCCACCAGAAGCGAAAGTACGCACTTCAGAGCAGCGAACTCGCCTTGAGTCCAATCGGATGGCATTCGCCAGGTGTCGTCGGGATTGAGCACCAGGCGATCTGAGAGCGAGCAGAGCGTCTTATGGGCAACCTTCAGCGACATACCTGCGTGCTTCTTGAAGTTGGCACTCCCAATGCGGTTTGCCGCCACTCTTAGATAGTCTCTCGTCGCCGCAGGCAGGCGGTTCGCGTCTATCGTCTCCCGACCACGTTCGAAGAGGACCATCTGAACTCGCACTTGGAGGCACCACTCCCGCGCGGACCGAACAGTTATCCCTCGATCGCGATCGATGTGGTGGGCTGTAAAGTGACCGATGTCCGCGACGGCCTCACGACCGTCGCAGTGATCGCGAGCAAAAAGGAAGAGGGTCATAAGATCTTGCGGGCGAAGATCGTCGGAAAGAAGCCGCTCAACTCTCTTTCTTAATTTCTGGTCGGCCATTCGCACCTCGGACTTTGAGTCAGACTGGAGACCTTGGTAGAGCACCTCTCCCCGGTCAGGCAACGCCCGTGATGATCAACTCCCGCGCGACCATTCCTTTCCCGCCGCCGACCGAATATGTCAGTTCCGCCTCATGGAGGGCGAAGGTGGCGAACGTCTCGCGGATCTGCGGCACGTCGTTTATCGACAGAATGAAGCGGCCTTGAAGCCTCTTTAAACGCTCGGCCAAGGCGGCGAACTGGCCGCGGTCGAAGAGCGTTTTGCCGTAGTCGTCCTCGCTGCCGAAGTAGGGCGGGTCGAGGTAGAACAATGTGCCCGGCCGGTCGTAGCGATCGATGAAGTCCGACCAGTCGAGGTTCTCCAGCACGACGCCGGCGAGGCGCTCGTGGGCGTCTTCGAGCAGTGGAGCGAGTCGGTTGAGATTGAATCGCGCGCCGCGCTCTAAACTCACTCCGAAGTTCTGCCCGTTCACCTTCCCACCAAAAGCCAGCTTTTGGAGATAGATGAAACGCGCCGCTCGCTCCAGATCGGTGAGTGTCGCCGGGTCACATGCCTTCAAACGCTCGAACTCGCGACGGCTGGTAATCTGGAATTTCAGCGTATCCATGAACTGCGGATAGTGCCGCTGGAGGATGCGGAAGAGGTTCACCACCTCGCCGTTACGGTCGTTGATGACCTCGCTCTTCGGCGCGGCCGTGCGCCGGAAAAACACGCCGCCCATGCCGACAAAGGGTTCGGCATAGGTGACATGCGGGATGGCCGAGATCATCCCGACCAGGCGGCTTGCCAACTGCCTTTTACCGCCGATCCAGGCGGCTGGAGGATGGGTCGGCGAAACCGCCCTCATTTCTTCTTCAAACACCATTTCAAAACGCTCACGACTCAGTCACAGAGAGCCCGCCCTGCAGGGTACGGGTGCGACGGTTGTGAAGTGCTGCTGTCGGACGGGTCGGACGCCAATCTTGGCCCGTCGCTGGTGCGCGCCGCAAGCGCGCCAGCCGCCCGGTTAGGACGGCCAGGTGAAGGGTGGCAGTTCCGCGATGAATTCTTCGACGCTCGGCTGCGGTCTCTCGCCGGCGAGCACCTTCACCAGCTCGGCCGTGGAATAGGTCCATACGGCCGACCGCCAGGCGAAGAGCGCATCGCCCTCGGCCGCGAACCGCGGGTTCGGATCATCACGGTAGGTGATGGCAGTCTGGATGCCATCATACTGCCGCTCGCGCGCCTTGGCGTCGAGACGCGCCTGGATGGCGCGGGTGTAGTCGTCGACCGTGATAGGCGGCGGAGGCGGGTCGAAGAGAACGACGGCGCCATCTTGCCACCGCCGGCGTCCCTGATGGTTCAGGAACTCCATCCACTGCGCGTCGGAAATCGCGAGCGCATCGGTTGGCACCTTCGTTTGCGGGTTTGGAGCTTCGCCGATGACCGGACGCACACCTGTCTCTTCGTCCGGCTCCCCATAGAGCGGGATAGTTCGCCGACCGTGGACATCCTCGCTGTAAAAAGCCAGCGGCAAGCCATCGGCGTTGAAAACTGCATACTTATTCATTGCTTAGACCCCGATCGCTAACCAGTAAGTCGGCGCTGCTGTCGGCTGGACGGTGCCGCCGGACGTAAGGCGACGCCACAGCGTAAACCCTGTTTGGCTGATATCGTTGACAGTCGCAGATATCGATTGACCCGCACCGATACCGATATAGGGCGTCGCCAGTATCGCCAGAGGGCCAATAGCGAATGCAACCGGGAAATTGATAACCTTATCGGCTACCCCGTCAGTCCCCGGTTCAAAACTCCATTGAAGCATGGCGCTGCTGCCAAGACGCTGATAACCCGGCTGCCAGCCACCAAATCCCGTGTTCCCAACCGTATTCCAGACGGCATTCCACGGCTGCCAGCCATCGCGGCCAACACGCCACCACAGGCCAATATTCGTCCCGTATTCGGCGGCGATCTGCATGCCGCGCCCAGCATCCCCAACCTGAAGAAGTTGGAAATTCGGTGATGCTGTCGGAGCATTGATGAGACCGACCGCGTCGAATTGGGTGAAGCCTTCTTTGGCATCATTAAGGTTTAGTGATGCTGGCATGGGGTTGCGAGCAAGCGCCGACAACGTGGACCGCATCGCCGCTGCGTCAGTACCGCCAAGAAGCGTGCGCGCGAACGCGGTCAATGTTGTGAGAGCCGCTGTCCCGTCGCCAGTGAAGTAAGGTAGCTTGTCAGCCGCGCTCTGAAGGCTCGCGATCGAAGCGAGGTTGCCGTTCGCAAGCGTCTCCAGCAGCTGCCGAGTTGCTTCCTGGACCCGGGCAGCATCCGGAACGATCTGCACTTCATAGGGTGCCGCATTCTGAGCCGCGCCGGGCCACGGATGCGCGAGGATCAGGGACGTGTCGCCGTTGACGGCAGCGATACGGATAGGCGTGCCCTTGTGCGTACCAAAGAGGTCGCCTGGCAACAACGCCTTCAGCCAGGTGGTGTCTTGGCCGGTGACCGCTGTGCCGCCCGCGGCGACGGTTGCGGTGCCAGTCGAGTAGTAGGATGGGAGCGGCATCGTTAAGCCTCAGCGATGGTGGGTTCGATTATTGGACGGAGCGCAGCGAGATCGGCCGTCTGCGCTTCGATCGTCGCCCGCAATTCGGTGACCTGGGCCCCCAGCTCGGCGAGTTTCGCTTCGCGTTCGAAGAGCGTCTGGGCGAGGTAGAGCGCCCTGTTGCGGTAGTGATCAACAAGGGCGCTTTCCTCGCTGAGAGCAACTCGGGGGTCGATCGCGATAGTCTTAGTGGTCATGTAACCTCCTAAGCCGGAATGCCGAAAATGTAATAGCGGATGCCAAGCACGTTATCGGCGGCTTCGGTGCGCCAAGTGCCGGGTTCATCCGCATCATCATAATAGTCACCCGGTTGCCCGCGATTGGTGACGAACACGGCCCTGGTCTGACTGAGGCGGCAATGCGTACTGTCGCCACACTCAAAATTGCCCTGTGTGCTTGTCCATAGGCGCTGACGAACGGACGGAAGCTTGATCGACTCTTGCCAGCTTCCAACGCCGGACTCAGAGCCAGGCCCGTGTTTGGTCATGTATTTGACCATCGGGAACATTCCGGATGCGTTGAAATTAACGACCGTTTCGAGCGGGCTGCCGACTGCCACAGGGAAGTAGCCCCCTGCGATTATCTGCACACACGGCCATCGGGTATCGATGATGATATCCGCCCATGACGGGTTAAGCCTGGCGCCAGGGCGGAGAAACTGCACCACATCCTGCGTGCCGTCATTGAACGTCTTGAACACCCGATTGGTGCCGTTGGTCGGAGGGGTTCCGTCGTCGAGATAGAGCATGAACCGAGCGCGCATCGCTCCGGACGCATTGAAGTAGATCCTCGACCCGTCGAACCAATACTCAGCGCCAACACCGTCACCCATATCGGGCGTCCAAGGATAGTAGATCACCGACCCTGTGTAGAAGTGAACGTCAAGCGCAATGCTCGCCGGCAGGGTGATGCCCGTCTCGTAGAACGACTCACCAGCGGGGATGGCGATATCGGCAGCGGCAATGACCTTCACCGGAACGCGTCGGCTGTCATAAGCGATCTGCCACTCATTCGCGGTCTCAGCATTGTAGCCCGGCTTGGCGATGACCATCTTGTCAGAACGAATGATGACAGACTTTTGCCCGTTCGGCGCAAGGGGTGGCGCCTCCTGTGAGGGCTCCTCATTGCCGGGAAGGTTCCACACCACTATGCGCTTGTCGCGGGACAGAAAGCGATTGTAGGCGTCATTGAGATCGGAGTTGGTGATCTCCGCAAAAGTCCCATACGGGAAAGAGCCGTACTGGCCAACGATGCCACTGAAATTCTTGACCCATGGGGCCTGATACCAGTTCCCCATGAAGTAGTAGCCGCCGCGGTCCTGATAATATTTGCCGCTGTAGCGACGCTGTATCTTCATCTGATTGAAGCGGCCCGTACTGTTACGCGTGGCCTTCACGTCGAAAAGCGGCATATTGTATTTCATCTTGGGAAACGCGGAATTGCGGAAAAGCCAGGTGCTTTCGCCTCCGCCGGAACCCTGGCACTTTTCATAGTTTCCGGAATTCGAGCCGGTTGGATAATAAATATACTCGACGCTGCTATTTGAGGCGATTTGATTGACCCGCTCGATATGAGCGATCGACGCATTCAGTGCATACTTCGAGTTATACAAGAACTTCGAGCGCTGACTGTCCGGCGTCGTGCGCGGATCGTCGGCATCGCTCTTCATGATCTTGACGCAGCCTGCGCCGGTAGAGTCGACGCCAATCATTGTGCGGACCATCAGCTAAAGATCTCCATCGTGCCGTTGTTGAGGTCGATCGTCATTTTGCCGTTAAGGGCTCGCAGTCGGCCGGCGTCGGCCGTGCCGATCTCAGCGATGGCGAGCTTCACAACGCCGTTCTTGAAGACTAGCGGACTCCGCTCGGACGTCGGCACGACTGCACTGGTGGCTGCTGGGACAAAAGGAGCACCGATGAGCGCCATTAGGAAAGACCTGCGTTTCATGATTGGACCCTCTTCGCTAGCTGTAGATTTCGATAGTTCCGTTGTTCAGATTGATGTCCATCTTGCCGTTGAGGGCGAGAAGGCGGCCGGAGTTCACCGTGCCGATATTGGCGACGTTCAGAGTCGCTGCGCCGTTCTGGAAAATGAACGGGTTCTTCAGATCGGCGCCGCTGGCGATGACGAACTGGTCGGCCAGGAAGACGACGCGCGTTGGCGCATTCGGGTCGGACGACACGTCGAGATACATGGACGCGGAACGATAGCTGCCGGCGCCGCCGGCTCTGGCCTCAATGCCGTAGCGGGCTGAGTAACCTTCCGGCGCCGCCGTGGCCGAGGCGCGGATGTTGACCGAAGCGGAGTTCCCTCCCAGCGCAGCAAACAGCGATTGGATGGAAGTCGCCTGCGACGTTGTGGTGCCTTCGACCGTCGTCACCCGCGCTTCCAGCGACTGCACGGCTGATGCGCTGGCGAGCCCCGGGATCTTCGCCTCAAGCGTTTCGATGCGCAGGACGAGCGCCGAACCAGGGCCGGCCGCCGCGACGATCGCCGCCTCATACCCCGCCGTGATGTCACCGGCACGCGCCGTCAGTTCCCGTCGCAGCGTCTGCTTGTCGCTGAAGTTGGCGAAGTCCTGGTCAACCGTCAGACGGGCAATGCGCTGCTGCTCGGCGATCGTTTCGCGCACGCCCTCCCGCAACCATTCGGTCGCCTCGGACGTGAATTCCTTCAACTCGTCCAGCACGCCGGGCAGATATACGTCGGCATCCGTCAAGCGGACGTCTCCAGTGGTCACGTCTAGCCAATCGGACCATTCGGTCTGCCGGGTCGAGAACGGAATGAAGCGGCCGCGCGCCTGATAGGTTGTAAGGGGCAGGAAAGTGCCGTTCAGCACCCAGGCATAGGGCGATGCATAGGCAATCATTCCCTCGAACACCACAGCCTCGCTGCTCTTCAAGCGGACCTGCACCAAAACCTGACGCACATCGTCCTGGTCCGGATCGCAGCTCACGCGCATCGACGGCCGCCGCGGATTGCCGGCATCGTCGAGCAGGTTCGCCGGCGCGACTTGCCAGCCGTACATCGGCTGCACCGGCGGCTCGATCGGGCCGAGCCAGCCGATATCGGTCGGCAGCTCGTCAGCGCCCGACCAGCTGTAGTCGGAAGGATCGAACTCCTTCAGCACGACCAGCTGATTGAACGTCAGCTTGCCGAGAACACGGACGACGAGGAACTTCTTGTTCGCATAGCCATTGCGTGAGGACGTCCAAGAGACGGCGTCGTTCGGCTCCAGCGGGAAGGCATCCGGCGGTAAATGGAAGAGGTGCGTGCGGAAGCGGCGTTCCTCTTCGATCATCGCCTTCATCAGCGTCTGGACCTGGCGGCGGAACGGCACAGCGGGGAAATCGACGCCGGTGACCAGGCGGCGATTTCCGTCGTCGGCCTCGAGCGCGCTCGAATAACGCGCGGGCGCGTCCTTCGTCGTCCATTTCTCGGAAGGCTCGGGGTAGGTCGCCTCAATGCCGTTGTGGGTTTCGCTGAGCGCCGGGAACGGCTCGAAGCTCTGATCTTCCGTCACCAGGATGTCGTCATCGGTGAAGGAGTAGACTGCCGCACCCGGTGCGCCGACCAACGTCTTGAAGACACCGCCGACCTCGGCGAGGCGGCCGTTGCAGCCCTGCCTGATATCGTCGATGACGGACAACGGCTCCATGTCGAGGCGGACCTCATAGCCGCAGCGGAACTGCTTCTCCTGGCCGCCGCCGGCCCTGCCCACCAGCCGGTCGCATTCGTTGGCGCCGGCAATCCAGTTGGACGCCGGCAGACGGAAGGCGGCAAGGTTCTGACCACCGAATATCCACTCGCCGCCGTAGTAGATGCCGCGGATGAGGTTGTACTCGACGACGACGTTGTTGTCGGTCGGCTCCCAGGTGGACGGATCGTTCCACCGCTGCGCGCCGGAGCCGCCGTTGGTGCTGTCCTTGCGCAGGTCGTAGAGCGGCATGGGCAGCATCTCGAAGACGCATGCCGGGAGCCCGCCGAACTTCTCGGTATTGTAGCGGAAGGTGACAACGGCATAGGCGATGCCGCGGCCGATCATGGTGGCTTTGAAGGGCCTTTCAGGGTGGCTTCCAAAACGATCAATAAGCCACGGATCGGCAACCGTCTGCGTGCCGTCGACGAAACGCACCCACGCGAAATCCTTGCCATCGACGCGAAACTCCTGGATCGGAAAGCCGCGTCCGTCCGCGTCCGGCTCGGCCCAAAGGATTGTTCCCTTGGTGTCGTCGATCCAGATGCCGGCAAGGCCCGGATGCGGGATGCAGGAAAGCTCGACGACGTCGGTCAGATATGCATTCGGCGTCTTTCCCGCCTGGCCCCATGTGCCGATGTATTTGCGGATGCCCGCCGTGGCATAGGTGCCGACAACGAAGCTCGCCGGCTGGTCGTCGCCCATCCGGACCTCGACCATGACACCGCGTGCCTCGACCGCACCACCCTGGCGCTTCTTCGCCCGCGCTTTTTCGATGATGCTCACGCCGTACTGAAGCGCGAAGCCAAAAGCCAGTTTGACGACGGTCGCGGCAAAACCGCCCGCACTCAGCAGGCCAGCGACGGCGCTTATCGCAGCGGCCACCGGCCCGGCGAAGGCGCTGTCGGCCGAGAAGCAGAGCACTGCGAGCCAGAAGAGGAAAGGCAGGATCCGCATCAGCTCACCCAACCTTGAATGCGCGCGTGGCGTCGAGCAGATCGACCGTGCCGACGCCGTCCGCCTTCAGCACGAAAATCCGCTCGCCGTTGACGACGCCAAGGGCAAAGCCAAACGGCGTATCGTCCGGCACGGCGGCGATGTCGCCGATCGACGCGGCCGAGATATGAACCTCCGGCAGGATCGCAGCTACGAGGTCACCAAGATTATCGAAGCCAGCGTCGCGCATCACGCGAAGTGCGCTCGAGGCGCTGTTGTAGGTGCCGCGATATTGAGCAGCGCAGTCGATGCCGGTAATCGCGAGCGCCAGCCGGCCAGCGAGGCCGGGACCGCAGTCATGCTCGCCCCAGGAGAACGGCCGGGCCTTGATCTCATCGATTGCCTCTTCGAAGCGGCGGCGCCAGTCAGGAAGGCGCTTCAATTCGCTGATCATGCCTTCTGCCCCCACGGAATTTTCCAAGTCGCGACCGTGCCAGAGTAAAGCCCCCATTCATCGCCCTGCCGGCGCTTCTGGGCCTGGTATGAGGACTTTCGCGGATTGGTGCGGGTCAACATGGAGATCGCGTCGGAGATCACCTTCAGCTCGATCGAGCCTTCGCCGCCGACCGCCGGTGTCGTGATCGGCGCGCCGTCGACCTCGCCTAGGAAGACAGGCGCTTCCACGCTGACGAGCTGGCCGCTCTTGGGATCGAGCAGCACCTGGTGGATTTCGACCTTGGCCAGCCGTACATCGTATTCACGAACGAGCTGCTGCGAGACATTGGCAATCTGCGACAGGCCGATCGTCACGGTCTGGATGGTCAGGTCGGAGACGCGCGGGATCTCGCTCACCTCGAGGAGCGCGCCGGCGCCATGGTAAAGCCGGGTTTCCGGCAAGCCGGTGGTGCCGCTGAGCACGGTGATATTGGCGTCCTCGTGGTCGCTCCAGACGCCGATGCTCTCGGGTAGGTCGGTCTCGCGGTTCTTCGCGGTCACATAGATTAATGTGCGCGGCACGACGCCGTTTTCGCGGGCATTCGTGATGGCGGTAAGAAGGGCGGCGGTGATATTGCGCATCGTCAGCTCTTCTGGATGGCTTTGAAGGAGGCGCCGGAGGTCGCGACGCCCTGGTTCGTTCCGGGATTGTGGCTGCCCGGCGCGACCACCATGGGGCAGGCCGGGCGCTTCAGGACCACAGCCGCGCCATTAGCGATCCACACTGGCAGACGCGGGAATATTTCGACGTTGGCTAAGCCACCAGCGGTCGCCGCCACGGTCTGCGAAACCTCGACGAACGCGACCTTGCTCGCGCCGTTGATCTGCATCTTGTCGCCGATCGTCAGCAGATATCCCGGCGGCAGGCCGGTCAGCGGCGCGATCGTGCGGTTGCTCCCGATGACGCCAAGCGTCACTACGGCGCTGCCGAGGATCGTTCCGACTGGATCGGCCTGCGGGAAAAGCGATGTCGTGTCGCAAAGCAGGAAGTTCTGGCGGGCACCGTCAAGCTTGCGGATCAGCGCCGCCTGTTGCTTCATTTCGTTCAGCGTCTGGTCATGAAGCGTCACCTCGGCCGTCCAGAGCGGCGGCGCCAGCTCGGCCTGCCATAGCGCGCCGCTCGCAACACCGGAGAATTCGTCGTTGCGCTGGATGTCGAAGCGCGTTGCCGCGATCACAAGCCGATCGTAGATCTCGGAAAGGGCAAGAGCGGCCACTTAGCGCCTCCTCGGATTGGCGTTGATCTGCTGGACGCGGTCGGGCAGGCCCCGGTCGTAGGCATCAACCGTGTCCTGCGCTGCCGCACTGCCTTCCCGGCGAGACACGTTGGTGACCCAGGCGTCAAAGTCATTGCCGCCGCGCAGCTCCACAACGACGCCGATGTCCATCGCGCCGCCGGCCTCGCCTTGCATGCCCTTCAGCGATGAGTTCGGCAGTACCATCGCGCCGCGCGACGTACCGATGACGGGCTCCGGCCCTTTCTCGCCGACGATGCCGAAGGTGCCGGAGGGGATCAGTCCGCCCTTGGCGAAGAAGCCGGAAAACAGCGAGCTGAAGAAGTTGCCGATGCCGCCGAGGAAGCCGCCGCCACTCGACTTGCCGCCGGCGCCGGCACTGCCGAGTTGGAAGAGAGCGTCCAGTGCATCGTTCATGATCTTGTCGATGACCCTGTTGAGAGCGCCAACTGCCGCATCGGCGAAAGACTTGAAGAGGCCCTTGCCGTCGTCGAGACCCTGCCGGATATCGGAAACGAAACCGCCGGCGACGTCGCGGGTGAAATCGAAGCTCTCCTGCAGCTTGGACGTTTCGGCCTCGGCCGCCGCCATCTCGCCGGCCAGCCGTTTTAGTTCCGCGGTCTGTTGCGGCGTCAGTTTGATGTTGTCGTTGGCCGCATCGTTGAGGAGTTCCTGTTCATAGCGCAGCCGTGCAGCCGCCTCTGCGGTGAGCCCAATCGACTGTCGCTCGCGCGATTGCGCCTGGATGAACTGCTCGGCGCTCCGCACGAGGTCTTGGTACTTTTCCGCGTCGCTCCGGCCGGACGTCTCGCCCCCAGCCGTCTTGCCCTTTTCTCCCTTTTCCCGATCGAGCGCGTTCTCGATGGAGCGGCCCTTGACCGCGTTGAAGAAATCGCCGAGCGGGTCGCTCGCCATGATCTCACCGATGCGGGCGTTGCGGCCCTCCCATATCGTCTTGACATCAGCTACTTCCTTCGCCGCGCTTTCGCCGAGGCTCTGCACCAGGGCGCTGGCGGCACCCGCATTCCTGTTTTCGATACCGGGGAGGTCGACCTCGTCGATCCGGTCGAACTGAGCCCATTCCGGCAGATAGTCGTTCAGTTTGTTGATGCGGTTGACCGCGCCGTTAATCATTGCCTCGACGCCGTCCACCACCCGGTTCGCCGTTGAAAGGACGATGTCACCAAGGGCGGACGGCAGCTTCGACCAGATGGTCGTGATCCTCGTGAGCGCGCCGTCGAAGTGCGCGGCGATCGTTTGCGCCACCAGCTCCACGTCGACGCTGGCAGCACGGAAGGAGTTGATGATCTCATTGCCGGTCGTCTTGACGCCGGAGACGATGACGTCCCAGGCGGACTGGAACCACGGCCCCATGGCGTCGATCGCTGGCTTGAGCAGCTCCGAAAGCCCGTCAGCGATCGTCTGCCAGGTAGCAAGTGCCACGTCGCCGAAGCCGACGGTCACGTCCTGCGCCTGGTTGACTTCATAGGTCATGCCGGCGATCGCCGCTGCGCCAAGCGCGACGGCGGCCGTGACAAGCGGAAACCGCGCCGCAGCGGAAACCGCCATCTTGCCCGTCTCCTTCAGCGCCCGCCCGAGACCGCCTTCGCCTGGGCCGTAGATCTGCGCCATCTGCGAGCCTTGCTGGATAGCAACCATATAAAGAGGTATGCCGGAGGCGAGCGACACGCCGACGTCGTTCAGCTGGAACATGAGCAGCTTCTGCTGCATAGCGGCGTTCTTGGATGCCCTGGCATGCGCGTCGAGGGCGGGCGCCGCTGTTCTCGCTGCATTGGCGGCGTTGCTCGAGGCGATGACAGCCGCATCATCGGCCCGCGCTGCCTCCAGCGCAGCCGTCGCGGCGGCGCGGTCGGCCTGTGCGATCCGCTGGGCAGCAATCACCTGGGCGTAATCTGCCTTCGCAGCTTCGAGCGAGGCGAAGGCCTTCTGTTTTGCCGCGGCCGCAGCGGCGACCGCTTCCTTCGTCGCCTCACCATTGGCCCTTGCCGAGGCGAGTGCGGCCGAGGCCCTCCTGTATTCGGCCTGGGCTAGCGCAATGGATGCCTTGCCCGCCGCCATTGCGGCAGTATCCATCCGGTACAGCGCGGCCGCCTGCTGCATCGCGGCGCCGGCAGCCGCGCCGGATGCCTCGCCTGCGCCACGGAGCGCGGCACCCGTCGCCCGCATCCGATCGGAAAGGTTGTCCGCCTTGTCGGAGGTCTGGTCGAGCGTGCCGCCCAGCTTCTCAGCGCCGCCCTCCGCCCGTTTGATGCCGGCGTTGAAGCCCTTGTCATTGGTCCTGAGATCAAGAAGCGCTTCGCCGAGCCGCTCAGACATGGTTCAACTCCCCTTCAGCTGTTGGAGGCACTTCGACCACGGCAATGCCGGCCGCAGCGAGAATGTCCGGAGTTGCCTTCACCGCCCGCTTCCGGCCGCCCTCGGCGATGCGCTCGAGGCGGGACAGCACCCGGCGCGCATCCTTCTTGTCGACCCAGCCCGAGCCGAGGCGCGCTGCGTTGATTGCCATGATCTGTTCCTGGGCCTGAAGGCGCGGCAACATGGTGCGGTAGGCCCTGACTAGCGCCGCGGGCGCTTGCGCGAGCCACCAGCCGGGGTCTCCGCCGAAGAAGCGCTGGAGGCGGGGGAGTTCTTCTCCCCAGTCAACGGGCTCGCCGGCGCCAGCCCCTTCATCACCTGCGCCACCACTCCCACCGCGCCGATCTTGTCGCGCAGCAGGAGCATGGTAAAAACCTCGATCACCCGGTTCTTCTGCGCGCCGGAGAGCTTGGCGAATACATCGGCCGGAACGCCGAAGAGCACCTTGCGCGCAACTGTGTCGATCAGGCTGTCAAGTTCCTTTTCCTTGCCCTTTTCCTTCGCCAACTGCTCGATCTCACCGCCCCAGAAGGTGAAGGCCTGGCTGTCGAGGATCGAGAGTTCTTCGGGGGAGAGGATTTCATAGGAGGTGCCGTCGATCGTGATCTTCGGCCGCTCGATCAGCGTGTTGAGGTCGAGGATGGGGTCTTTGGCCATGGAACGTTTCCTTCGCCTGGATAGATGGAAAGTGTGATGCCGAGGCGGGCGCATTCGCGCTCGATCGCGGCGAGCTTTTCGCGGGCGTCCCGCGCCGCCATCCGGTGGCGGCGCTCCTCCCGCTTGTGACGGCGGGCCTCGGCATCAAGCGCCCGGGCCTCAGCCACAAGATCACGCCCGCGCATCATCAGGGCAGCGGCGCCTGGTGCTGCAGGACGAGCCGGCCGAAGCTCGTGGCCTTGCTGGCGGCCTCCGGATCGCGCAGCGCCGAGAACTCCAGGGCGAAGCCTGCCGGCTCGCCTTTCCGATAGACGGGCTCCGGGCTCCCGGACATGAAGCAGTAGGGCACCTCGTACTGCATGTTCATGCCGTCGCCGTAGGGCGAGACCTCGGCCCTGAGCAGCAGCGCCATCGTTGCTACCTGCTCGCCCCGATAGAACTGCACGGTTTTGGTGCCAGGCGCGCCAGCTCCCGCGGCAACCGTGGTGATCTCGTTCGAGTTGAGCGAAAGCCGGTAGAATTCCGCACTGACGTCCCAGAGCGTGAAGGCGATCATCAGCTCTTCCTCCGTGCGGAAGGCCTTGATCGGCACGGTGCTGCCCAGCGGGCGAACCTTGTTGACCTCCTGGCTGTGGGTCACGGTCACACCTTCCGGATCATAGGTTTCGTCGCCGGAGGTGCCGATCTTGATCCAGTCGACAGCAGGGGCGGCATTGACCAGCGGGAACGCGGTGCCAGGTGGCGCGTAGTAGGCGGTGAAGGGGGCCGCGATGATTTCGAAGGGCGCGGGCATGGCGCTAAATCTCCTCTAGAGCGTAAAAGACCTGGTAGGACTGGAAGGCGCGCGGCCATGCCGCATCGGGATCACGGGCAGCGAAAAAGCCGCCCGCGGGCTCGATCCAGTGAATGAGACAGTTGCTGACGATCCGCCTGCGGACATTGACCAGCGCGCGGCGGCCGAGTCGTCTGAGCGCTTCCGCCTCAAAGGGCGTGGCTCCGTAGGAGAAGAGGTCAATGCGTTGGGTGTCGTGGTTGAGGTAGCTGCCGGCTGCCAGCGAGACGCCGCCCGAAGGCTGGATCACAATGGCATTGCGCGGCATGAACTGGGCCTCGCCCTCCGGCAGCTCTCCGCCAAAGACGCGCCCTTCCACGAGCGGGGCAACATTGCCGTCCGCCTTCAGGACCTCTGTGATCGCTTTGATGATGTCCGCTTCAGCCATGCCGGCGATACTAGAAATGCCGGCGATACCAAAACATCCGCGCGGCTACGCGGGTGATCGAGATGGGGGATCGGAGGAGAAGCACCCGAAGCATTACGGCCGGCCCCGCCGATGTCAAGTGCGCCTTTATTTGCGTTTCGAAGCGCGCTCGAAGGCCTTCTTAATTCGGCTCGCGAGCTTCGGATATTCCTTGTCGGCCGCCGGGCGCAGGTAAGGCCGCGCGGGAATCGTCACCGACTGGACCAGGATCACGCCGCCCGCCTTCTTCGGGTCCGGGATCGCGAGCGCCTTGGCCGTCTTCGGGCGGATCGTACCGCCCAGCTCGTGGATCCGCGCATAGGCGATGTCGCGCGCTCCCCAGGTGCCACGCACACCGTCCTTCTCGGCGCGTGCATAGTCGGCGATATCGATCGAGCCTTCCAGGGTGCCGGTGCGGTTCTGCCAGGTATGGTTCTGCTTTGCTTCGGCGGATGCCGCGGCCATCGTCTGATTGACGCCCGTGATCTGCGCCTGGCGCATCTCGGCCGTCACAGCCTTGCCGAACCACTTGAGAGACTTCGATTTGCCGGCCATGCGTCAACCGATCTGCTTCAGCGCCGCCTCGAGATGCGTGTGCTTCCGCTGCACCGGGCCTTCGACGCGCAGCCGGGCGGCTATGATGGTGGCGCCCCGGGCGTCGGTCACGGTCGAAATCTCGTCATCCTCGCGGATGTCGGCGGAGAGCGCGAAGAGCGCCCGCATGTCCTCGACCATCACCGTCTTGTTGCCGTCGACGATCTCGCGGGAGGCTTTGGACCAGACGAAGCACCGAATGGTGGCGAGCGGTTGAAAGGAAGGTGCCACCGGATTGCCCCACCCGTCCTTGCCTGTCGCCTGGTTGCGCTCCACCAGAGCCCGCATGGTAAGACGGCCATTGACGGGGTTCATGCGGACATCCTCTAAGCCATCGACAAGCCGCCGGCGCCGAGCAGCCCGTTCAGCCATGCAAAGACGCCTTCGCGGGCTTCAGTGCGCTCCTGGCCGGTGGCCAGTGTGTAGGAATAGTCACCGGCGCGCTCGCTCTTGAGCCCGCCTTTATCTGAAAGGTCGACCTGCATCAGCCTGATCACGGCCTCGTCGCGTGCCCCTGGCGCTTCCTTCGGAGTGTAGGTGATACGCACCAGCGGCGCCCAGTGCTGGCGCCCGTTGTCGCCGTCCCACAGCCGGGCCAGCGTGCGGCCGCCATGCATCACTCGGTAGTCATTCGCGGCGAGCGTCACCGTGTTCGCGGCGTTGCCGCTCCAGCCCGGATCGATCTCTACGATCGAAACGGGTTGGCTCGCGTCCAGTGGCCGGCTAAGCCGCAGCGTCCTGACCTCCCTCGAGCAGGGATCAGTCACGTCGCCGATCTCCACCGTGACCGCACCGGCCGGGCCGAAGCGCGCGTCGATCTCGGCGGAGATCATATCGATCATCGCCTGCAGCTCGGCGTCGGGGAGGTCCGCTCCCGTGCGCTCCTTGACCCGGTCGATCAGCGCCATGGCTTACTTTGCGTCCTTGTTTTCGCCGGCCTTGGCTTCCTTGTTGGCCCTTTCCTTGGCCTCCTTCGCGGCAGAAGCGGGGAGCAGGCCGTCCTTCAGCCCGAACTGCTCGGCCGCGTCTGCGGGGATTTCATCGCCGGGTACGGCGTAGAGGAAGCTGGCGCGCTTGTCGCCCTCGCCAACAAGCGCCTTCTTGTCCGCCGTGAGATAAAGTCTTTCCTTCGCCTGCATTGCAGTCTCCTATTCGGACCGCGCCCACAGGACGTGCAGCCAGCCGCCCGTGGTGTCGGTCGTCGTGTTGGTGATTGAGCCGGAGTTGCCGGCGGTTATGGAAAATTCGGCCGTGATGTCCGCGCGCGTCGGCGGGGTGCCATCCGTGATGTGCTCGACAGAAAGCAGCGTGTCGCCGGGCTGGAGTGCGCCTTGTACGGCATGCTCGCCCACGGGTCCGCCTGGGATCATGGCGCAGCCTACGGGCTTCGAGAAGCCTGAAATCGTCGGCATCTATGCCTCCTTGAAAGGGGTGACGGCCGCAGCGCCCGCCGTCACCTGTCCGGAGCCTCCCGGACCTTCCGGTCCGCCCAGCCTCGTCGCCGCAAGCTGGTAAAGAGCGCTCATCTTGCCGCAGGTATTAGAGACCCGTCGTCTGGCAGAAGGCTGCGGGACGGAAGACGACGAAGGCGAAGCGCATATCGGCGCGCACCGTACGCCTGCCCTCGGTGAACTGCGCGCCGACATAGCCGATCTGCACGTCGACACCGCGGCGCTCGAAAAGCGACAGCCACGCCGGCTGGAACGAGCCGACATAGCCCGTGCCCGCCGCATCCGCATCCTGCTGGACAACCGGAAGACCCCACATGCGCTCCGGCCCGGCCTCCGACGGGTTGCCCCAGATATAAATGCCGTCCGTGGTGCGCAGCAGACGCACGTTCTGCCAGTCTGTCGGATGCATGACGTGGTGCGTGGGGATGGCGCGACCGCCAAGGCGAACCTTGGTCATCGCCTTGAAGAACGTGTCCGGCACGGGGTCCGTGCCCTTGGCCTGGGTCTGGATGCCGGCGACGTTCTTCAGGCCGCGCAAATTGGATCCGACGGCATTGCCGACGAGAACCTGACCGTCGAGCCGCTGACGTAGACCGAAGGTGAGGCGCGAGTTGATGTAGCTCTGCGCCTGCGCCACGTCCTCGAGCTGCTCGTCAGTCACCGGCAAGCTGTCGGTGATCTTGCGCACCGGCGAAGTTTTCTCGGTTAGCGCGAAGCTGCTTTCCGCGTAAGCGCCGCCCTCGGCCGTCTCGGCCGCGGCTTGGTTGCGCGTCGTCTCTTCCATGTAGACCACCTGCTCGAAGCCGGTCTGTGCCATGGGGATGATGTCGAGAAGCTGGATCGGCCTTGTCGCCGCTTCAACGAAGCCGCCGATGCGCAGCGATTGCGGCGCCCAGCCGGCGGTCGTCGACATCAGCGCCTTGGAGCCGATCGTCTCGAAGGCCATACCCTTGGCGAGCGCGTCGGAAGGAAACAGACTGTCGAACTGCAGCGTGATGCCGCCGGCAGCACCTGACTTCGCCCAGTCCTGGTAACTCTTTTCCTCGGCGACCATTTCGCCCAGGCTTTTGATGCGTTCCTCGACGCTCGAATAGTTGCCCTTCGCTCCAGGCATCGGCGGACGGTTACGAACTTTCTCGCGATCGGCCTGATCGCGCGCCGCCTTCTCTGCGGCCTCGAGCGTCTCCGCCTGCTGCGCCAGCTCGTTGAGTTCGGCGTTCATCGCCTTGACCTGCTCGGCCACCGCAATCGAACCCTTGACCTTCTCGCCCAGGCACGTCACCCGGTTGAAGTCGTAGCTCTTCTGGCCGCCATCGACGGTCACGCTCGCCTCGGTAAACACCTTGCCGAGTTCGTCCTGCTTCGCCGCGAGCTTCTCGCGGACTTGCTTCAATGTAAGATTATCGGGCATCCGCCCACCTCCTAACGATCATCTTTTTGGGAAGGCACGTCCGCGCGCCGATGCAACCGGCGTCAGCGCCAGTTCGAAAGAGATCGTAGAAAGGGACTAGAGAAATAAACATCCACGCAAGGGAGTGGATGGGGCAGCTATGAGCAAAGAGAAGGAGGACCGTGCCCGATTATTTTGGGCAAGATGCCCGGACAATGTCAAACACCTGACGCGCGGCGATCGGCGAGAAGCGACCCTGCTGCCGCTCCGTCCGATATGCAACAGGCTCGGCTGCATTTGCAAACAGATCGAGAAGCGCCTTAGCTTCTTCGGCCTGAAGGCTAAGTTGCTTGCCGAGGCGAGGCACATCTCCGGCCGTGAATGTGAACTTCCGGAGGGCCGGCCCGCTCTTGAATTCCACGGAGTACGAACCTGGGTCAACATAGAGGTGCGGCGGTCGGATGAAGGGCACCAGCGAACCGCCTTCACCACATGCGACCCCCACGTTCGCCTTTGAAAAGCTGTCTCCCTCTTCGGCCATCATCGCCACGGGGAAGACGGTGCCGTCAAACGTGTCCCGATTGAAAAACAGACCCCATCCCTGCTCGCGCTCCTGCGCGTAAGTAGCGTTCGTGAGCACGAGGGCGACCAGTGACCCCAAAGCGACCTTTTTGAACATGAGCTCCCCCTTTCGCATCCACACCGCCGAGCTGCGGCTACAAACCCTCGCGGGCGAAGCTATGGGAATTCGCGCGCGTTTTGAAGCCGTTTTGAAGGCGTTGGGCGCGAATTGCGGGTCAGGGTGGTGTCTCCGGACGCCGGCGGGGCGCAGACGCGCTCCACGGGCGTTTTTTCGGCATCCGGTCTCGTGGCTATCAGAAGCCGACATTGCGCCGGGCCGAAAGGGTCAAAAACTCCGCTGCCAGCCGCTCCGCTTCCTCGCGGGCCTTTTCAGTCGGCGGAAACGCGTCGAGCATGAAGACTTCGTCGAACCGACTTCTCAGGTCGGTGAGCTGCTCGAGCCGCGCCTTGCTCATATCGCGACCTTGAGCCTCTCGCAACGCCTTCACGCCGCCGGCCCGTTCCACGATGTCGTCGATTTCGGCAATCAGCGCGTCGATCTGGTCGGAGAAGCTACCGCGTGATTTCATGGCAAGCGTGCCGGTACCGACGCCGGCGCCGCGTACCACGGTCGAGACCTCGTGAACGTCAAGGCGCTTCAGCACGCGCAGCGGTTCGCCGTTGCGGGTTTCCCGCGCCTGGTCGAGCACGCCGAAACCATAGGACCATTCCTGCACGGCGGCGCCTTTCGCCAGGTCGAACTTAAGCGCCGAGTGCCATTCGCGACCGGTCTCGGTATCGAGGTTCAGATGCAGCTCCGCATAAGCCGCATCGCCGTCCTCGTAGACACGGGCCTTGCCGAACGGCATGGCCTTGCGGTCATGTGCGGGCAGGATCGGTACCCACTGGCCGCCTTGCTTCCAGGCGAAGGCGCCGGGCAGGTAGGTGTCGCCGTCGTGATCGACGGCCGACAGCGTGGCGATCTTCGCCAGGCCGTGACCTTTCTCGTCCATCTTCTCGACGGTCAGGCTCTTCGTCTCTGTCTTCATGGTCTTACTCCTCGTCCTGGTCGTCGCCGAAGTACGGCGAAAAACTCAGCGTTCCGTTGGGATGTTCGGCGGCTGCCATCTGCATTGCCTCGTCTGCCGTCACGATCCCGCCGTTGCGCGCGATATGGCTCGGCAGTGATCGGCCCGGCCCCAGCCGCCCGTCGAAAATGATGAAGCGCTCGACGCCGGCGGCGCGGCCGCGCTCGATCGTCGAGATGTTCTGCGCGTACTTGGTCTCGGTGCGCGCAATGACGCGTGCCCTGGTCTCTGGGCTCCCCCAGTGGCCGCCCTCGACGTGGTCGGCGATGCGTGCGGCGAGTTGGGTTGCACCGA